TTGAAAACGTCCAGGATATACGGCAACTAGATTTCCATTATCAATGTTATCTTCATTGAAGATTTGAAGTTTTAGTTCGTTGATTATTGATTCTATGAGTTTATTCATATGTTATTCGGGTTTAGTTGGCCAAATTATGTTGAATGGGTCTTGTTGTAAAGTGATGTCTCTAAGAGATTGACGATATGTTATCCACTCTACTTTCTTTTCTTCTGTAAGTGGGGAGTCTGGCAACTGTGTCCAATCACATTCCGAAAGCATTATGTTTCTTTCGTTACGAACGTTTTCCCACATTTGATCGGTCTCTTGATCTAATTCTTCCTGTGTTTTTTCACGAACTTGCTCATACTGAACAACTTCGTTTCCTTCTACCACGAATGTTTGACCTGTAACTATACTTGTTTCGGTCTTGTTTGGATTTGGAACAAAACGAACAGGATACCACCCATACTCTAATACCTTTTCTTGTGGAAGAAGATAGAAATTAGAAACATTATGGGCATTCTTTGGAAGTGGTCGTGGGTATCCTTGAACTTGACCGTCTACTACTTGTATGTAATCCACACTAATACCTCAATAAAAGAAAAGACATATAGTATAAATATGTCTTTTTCTCATTTACCATCAATAATATGACCCGTCGTCTATGACCTCATTCTTTTTTCGTAGAGCAGCAATACCTTGACCACGCCATTCTACGTCAACAAGATCATAGTATTTTAGTGTCATCTGATAATCAGGTCTGTTGAAGTCATGTATAAAGATGATTACATTCTCATCTATGACTTCCCAAATTGATTTTGCACAATACTTTCTTGCCCTACCGTCAATCAGAATCTTTGTGAACTTCAATCCCTTTTCTTTTGGATAGTTGATGTAGTCCTTGAATTGTTCGTAACGGCAAGGAATTGGTTGTGGTGAATGTGCTGGTATATGATGAAGTTCGATGTTTGTTGCACCATAAGCATCTATTACCTTACCCAACGAATTTATCCAATCAATATCGTGTTCGATTGAAATTACCTTTGAAACGATACCCGACCAGTATAGAGTTGAGTTACCACTTCCCCATTCAAGAAGAATATCATCGGGAGTTAGAAACTTCTCGATGAACTTATACTCCCACTCATTCATAAGTGGTCGGTATGACTCGAATTTATTAGCGGTTGTTATCATAGATGTCAAACACCTCCTTTACAACTTCATCAACTTCTGGAATGTAATCATATAAGGTCTTTCCTTCTGGGATTAGATCGATTGTATCTGTGTAGAATTCTGTGTGACGAATTTCTAGATCATCGAGAAGAAGTCCTTTACGGAGTGCCTTTGTTTTGTAGTATTGAGTTCCGTTGCGGAATGGAAGAATGTGCTCTTCGTGTTTACACGTTGGAATAGTGACGATCCAATTATCGAATGCACCAGCAATATGAAGTGGTGAAGAGTCGTTGGTAAGAAGACAACGTGAAAGTGAAATGAGAGAAAGTAGTTCACCTAATGTTGTGAGATCTCGAAGGTCAATTCCGTCTTTTGGACATTGAATTGGAAGATACCCTTGTTTCTCATCTATTGTTTTACCAATAAGAACTACCGTAAGTTTTTCCGATAACTTGTCTATAATCTTTTGCCACCAATCTTGTGGTAGAGTTTTTGAAGGCCACCACTTTCCTGCATGAACCACTATTGTTGGTTTATCTTCCTTCTTATCGGCTAATAGATTTAGGACAGACATTGTATCACCGGCCTCCAACTTCAATTTGATTGTCTTTTCTTCGTTTGGAATTGTTCGTCTAATCATTGACATCGAAGCAAAGTCCGTAGGATGGAAAAGAACGTGAGACATCTTGTGTTCTGACTGACCAATTTCAGGACAACTATACATTGTTATGATCGCGTCATTGATACCATTCCACTGATCGTAATTGTAAACAGGACAGGAAAGATGTTCAAACAAACGAGGGAAGTGGGTTACAACGTGAATGTTTGCATCGGGATACATTTTCTGTGTGTATCTGATTGCAGGATCTGCACAAAGTTGATCACCCATACCAGCGGTAACTGAAATAAGAATGTTCCTCTTATATTCATACTTCGGTGAATCTAATTTCCATTGTTCGATGTCTTTCTTCATTACTTCCAACTGCATTTGTTCTGGTGCACCGGCATAATGAACCAAATATGAATCAAGACGTGAGATACCACAGAACTTATCAAGTATATCCATTCGATTGAACTTATAATCCAAATCAAACATATCAACACTATCATTGAGAATACGAAGGTTGATATACGGTTGGTCTGTTTCTACAAAGTCAATCCCATTTGGTAACTTGAAGATTGGTTTGTGAATTCTTGAAATAACCATCACACCTGAATTGTAAAATGGACCGTTCCACGGTTTTAGTGTTTCTCCGTAGTATTCTGATGCCTGTTCAAGATATTCATATCGTGGGACATACCTTCCTTCATTGAACATACCAAGTTTGTTTTCGGGAACTATCTCAAATAAGTTCGGTGTATCTTCACGAACAAGGATGTCAATATCCAAGTAAAGAATCCTTTTATATTGATTCAACAACTCGTGGATATGAAACTTATTCCAATTCTGTGTAATATAGTATTTGTTGAATTCGTCAATGTTTAGGAAATCCGCACCTATCTTTTTTGCATATGCCTTTATTGACGGAAGAGAAAGTTCGGAAACTTTTTTATAGTGATCTCCGATAGAGATAGTCAACACCAAGTAATCGGATTTTTTCATAACTAAATGTCTTTTGAAAATGAAACATAACTTTACAATATACTAAACTTTGAATTCAATTACAAATTACAAACACGAACTGGTGTGATTCTTGATGTGGTGGTATTGTCACCGAGTTGACCAAAGTAGTTATATCCCCATGACCAAACTAAGCCATTATTATCTACGGCAAGACTGTGGTAGTCACCCGCACAAATTTGACAGAAAGTTTTTGTTGCACCTAGGACAGATACTGGTGTTCGTTTTGATATGGTTGAATTGTCACCGAGTTGTCCAAACGCATTATATCCCCATGCCCAAGCTAGGCCATTTTTATCTATGGCAAGGTTGTAGTAATAACCGGCAGAAATTTGACAGAAGGTTTTAGGTGCACCACAAACAGATACTGGTGTTGTTTCACTGGCGAATCCGTTATTACCGAGTGCACCGTAGCCATTCTGTCCCCATGCCCATGCTTGACCATTTTTATCAATGGCAACACTGTGATGCTCTTGGCCCGCGTCAATTTGACAGAAGGTTTTAGGTGCACCACAAACAGATACAGGTGTATATTTTACTATGGTTGAACTGTTACCGAGTTGGCCTCGTCTGTTATAGCCCCATGCCCAAGCTCTTCCGTTTTTATCTATAGCAAGGGAATGGTAATAACCGGCAGAAATTTGACAGAAGGTTTTTGTTGCACCTAAAACAGATACTGGTGTAAGTCTTTGAGCTGTGGTGTTGTCACCGAGTTGGCCAAAGTTATTCTGTCCCCATGTCCATGCTTGACCATTTTTATCAATGGCAACAGTGTGGTAATTACCCGAACCGATTTTACAAAAGGTTTTAGTTGCACCAAGGACAGATACTGGTGTTGTTTGTGACGCTGTAGAGTTGTTACCGAGTTGACCAGACCCGCCGGCGCCCCATGCCCAAGCTCGACCGTTCTTATCTATAGCAACGATGTGAGACCAACCAGCGGTAATTTGACAGAAGGTTTTAGATTCACCTAAAACAGATACAGGTGTACACCTATTTGTGATTGAATTGTCACCGAGTTGACCGGCATTATTTAATCCCCATGTCCAAGATACACCTGTATTTTCTACATACAAAGAATGGCCTTGGCCGGCCGCAAGATTACGTGGAACTGGCGTTGAGCCACCTCCACCTCCACCCCCACCGGAAGCCTTCTTCCTACCAGTAACTACATTGAATATAAATGGCATATCATTACATCCTTATACAAAGTTCAATCCACCTTCAAACCCATAGAAAGTAGTTCCACCGTCGGGAGTGAATATAGAGTAAACGTCTATCATACCAGGAGCTGCACTTGGTGTTGGTGGTGTTCCACCTGGCCATTTTATTGATCCCCATGAAATCGTATATGGTGGTGAACCACCTATGGTGAATATTATCGTCATAGCGTATGCATTAGGTTCACCACCAGAAGAAGCAGGAACATCTTCAATGGCAAACGAATTGATATTTGTGTTCAAATCGACTTTGAATATACTTCCT